AAAGTTGTAAAAGAAATAGAAACAAGAGATTTAGAAGGTTTAAGAAATAAAATTGAATTAGAATTTTTTAGAATATATCAGCAAGCAAATCAATTAACTACTGATGAAAGAAAAGTATTATATAATTTATTAGAAGGTGATATTAAATATAATGATGTTCCAAAAGATTTAGCACAATTAGGTAAAAAAGCTAGAAATCAAATTACTAAAATAACTCAAATGTATATTGATGCAGGTTTAATTACAGAAGAAACTGCATTAAGAAATATAGAAAGATATGTTAAAAGAACTTATGGTGGTAAAGAAACATCTAAGATTGGTTCTGAGTTAAGAGCTAGAGGTGTTTTAGAAAAAATAACACCTAGAGATTGGGTTAATTCATTTAGTAAAAATAAAGCATTTAGACTAAATAATGAAGGTAAACTTGTTCGTTTACAAGGACACAAGGGTTGGGAATTATTTGGTAATGTTGATAAGGTAAAAGGTATAGACAAAGTAGGTGGAGAGTCTGAAAAAGCAACACCTCAATTAGTAAAAAAATTAGCTAATGATCCTAAAAAAGCAGACAAAGATATACTAACTGTTAGATGGGAATATACTAAACAAGAACGTCTTGGTATGTCTGAGATAGAAGATGGTGCATTTGCTATCATGGAAACTGGTAGATTAATGTCACAAACTTTACCAAGATATAAATTTTATGGTGACTTAGCTGCACAAACTTTTACTAAGACTGCACCATCAGCTGATGAAATAAGTAGATTAGATTTAGTAAAAGTTCCTGATTCTATTAGATCAGGCACTATACAAAAAACTTATGGTAAATTAGCAGGTAAATTTATACCAAGAGAAGTATTTGAAAATATTTTTCAAATAAATAAAATTGCAGAAGGCCCTTCAAGCACTTTTGGTAAAGGTTACAGAGCACTAAATCAAGTATGGAAAGCTAGTAAAACTGCATGGAATCCTACTGTTCATGTTAATAACATGGTTAGTAATTTAGTTTTATTAGATTTAGTTGATGGTAGTGCTAGTTTTCTACCATCTGCAGTAACAGCATTTAAAAATCAAAGTGCAGGTAAGTCTGTTAAAGTATTAGAAGAAGCAAGTAACCTTGGTGTATTTTCTAGTAATTATGTAAAACAAGAATTAAAAGGTGGCATACTAGACCCAGATAATATAAAACCTGCATATTATAATGTTGATCCTAATAAAGATGTTTTTGAAAATGGAGTAAACTTAGCAGATTTTATATACAAAGATTTAATTGTAAAAAATAAATTAGGACTATCAAAATTATCTGAGTACTATGCTTTAGAAGATTCTATATTTAGACTTGCTCTATACATGGATAGAAGAAAAAAAGGTTACAGTAAAGTTAGAGCAGCACAAGATGCAAGAAAATCTTTTATTGATTACAATATTCAAGCACCAGGTATAAATGGTTTAAGAAATTTACCAACACCTTTCTTAGCTTACACATACAGAGTAGTACCTATACTTGCAGAAACAGCTGTAGTTAGACCTTGGAAATATGCTAAATATGCAGTGTTAGGATATGGATTAAATAATTTAGGTGAGTTACTAGGTGAAGGTGCACCAGAAGCAGAACGTGCAGCTATGACAGAAGAGCAAAAAGGTAAGATAGGCGGATTACCTTTTTTACCTCATAAGAATATAAAAATTCCTACTACAGATGCATCTAGATATGTTACTGTAACTAGATTTGTACCAGGTGGAGATATATTTGATTTAAACTCTGGTCAAATACCTTTAGTTCCGCAGCCTTTGCAAGCTAATTTTGGTTTAGCTGGTGAACTTTTTTTTCCAATGTTAGGTATTGATTTATTTAGAGGTGATAGAATTAAAGGACAAGGTGTTTCTGAGTTTGATGATTTTTCAGTAAGAGCAAATTTTGCATTAAAAAAACTAATACCTAACTTTCCATTTGTACCAGGCTCATATTCAACAGAAAGAATAAGAAAAGCTAGAGAAGATAAATCACCATTAAGAAGAGACGAAACTGAATTTATGGCATTTTTAAATACTCTTGGTTTTAAAATAAATAAAACTGATGTAGGAAGATTAAGAACTATCAAAGGGTTTGAGTTTAGAAGAAAAGTTAAAGGTATACAAGAGAAAATAAGAATTGAAGCAAATAAAGTTGCTAGTGGTAAAATTACTGAATTAGAATATAATAAAAGAGTTAATGAATTAAACGAGCAGTACGATAAAATAAGAAATAAATTTATTCAAGATGTAAATGTACCAATAGATTATCAAGAAGGTGTGCCTCTTAGCGAAATGATACCTACTATAACTAGTGCATTAAAAGAACAAACACAAGAATTATTTGGTAAAAATTAAATTAACAATATTAATAATACTAATTATGAGTAGTAATGTAAACGCTGAAACAGACAAAATGCTTTTGTATAGTGATAGTTTTTTAAATTATATGAAAAAAGCTGAAAACGATAAGTTATTTACATACGGGACAGAAATGATACATGAGTCCCCTGAAGGTGGTAATAACACTATAGGATATGGACATAAATTAACTGACGAAGAAGTAAAAGATAACAAAGTATATGGGTATGATCTTGATACTTTAACTAGGCAGCAGGCAAACGATATATTATTAAGAGATTTAGAAGAAAAAAATAAATTACTAACTAATAAATTAGGTGTAGAATATACAAATTTAGATCCAAAACGAAAACAAATGTTATTAGATATAGAATTTAATGTAGGTGATGCACCAGGCGTATTTCCTAATTTTACAGAAGGTGTATTACAAAATAAAATTGATGTTATGAAAAAGGAATATAAAAGAAAATTTACTGATAGAGAAGGTAAAACACAACCTTTAACTAAGAGAAATGAATTATTTAGTAATTTTTTCTTTTCTAAAAATTAATGGCTAAACAACCCAAAACAACCAGTGAACACCTTATATCAATATATGGATATATCACAGGATTAAAAAGGGAAGTAAGTTCAATAAAAAATAATCACCTTAAACATATACATGAGGATATAGATAAGCTACATGGTAAGATAGACAAGATAATCTATATAATACTAGGTGGCCTTGGAGCAACAATACTAACATTAATAGGTTTATTTTATTAATAGGAGAAAATACTATGGAAGATATTAAGAATAAAGCAATAGAATTATGGGGAAAGCATAAGCACTGCGTCATTGCGGCAGTTGCAGGTTTTGTCCTGGGTGTTATAATATCATAATACACCGATAAATGTCTAAACCTGAATATCAGGATATAATTAGTGAGTATAAAGACCAAGTTAGAATCCTCAAGCAAGAAGTTGCTGAGTTGCAGGATGCTGGTAAGGCCAAAGACTCTGCTAATAAACGTACCTTGCAAAAGCTAGAACATCTTACACAAGATCTAGATGATGCAAATAAAAAAATAAAAGAATTAGAAGACAAAAATAAAAAGGAGTAACAATGCCATTTGAGATGATTACAATGCTTGGGTCCACTGTATTAGGTGGAGTAATGAGCATATGGTCACAAAGTATTAAGGCTAAACAAGCTGAACAGAAACTACTTTTACAAAGAGCAGATGTTCAGATGAAAGGTTTTAAAGAAGCGAGAGAGTACGAGAACGTAGGCTTTCAGTGGACCAGAAGAATTATAGCATTAACTGCAGTATTTGCGATAGTGCTATTACCAAAATTATTACCGCTGCTACAACCAGATGTTAGTGTAATTGTAGGATATTTAGAATTTAAACCTTCATTCTTATTCTTACCTGAAAAGGAAGTAATGAAATGGATAACCTTATCATCTAATAGTTTAGTAATTACACCATTAGATACTAACTTAGTATCTGCTATTATAGGTCTGTACTTTGGTGGATCTTTAGTTAAAAAATAAAATAACGCTATGGGGTATAATTATGAATTACTACTTCACAGGTGTTCTAATTATATTACTAGTATTAATGGCATTATTTTTAGAACCAGGATATAAATGAAAAAAAATATTTGTAAAAAATGTTATCATGACTGTCACTGCGATGGAGATCTTCATGCAGATGAGTATGGTATATGTACATGCGAAAATTGTAAATGTGAACCAGATAAAGAGTTAAATAAAGACTCTTTTAATGAGGTTTAATGAAGTTTAGTTTAGCACTTATATTATGTTCATATATAGTTGATTCTTGCATACCCCCATATATTTACCCTGCACAATTTAATAGCGAATATGAATGTTTAAAAAAAGGATATACAGAATCGTTAATTAAATTAGAGGAAATAGGAGAGATAGAAGTTAATTCTAATAGATTATATATTAAATTTTTATGTTATGAAGATGAAGCACAAGAACAAGATACTTAAATATGAAAAACCCTTTAATACTAATATTAACATTATTAACAATATCTGCATGTGTAACAACTGCAGCTATAGCAGGATCAACTCAGACTAATACATCTGGGTCTAATACTGCTATTGAAGGTGGTTACACATCTACTGCTACAACAAATTATCAATCTGGGTCTAGTTCTAATAGCACTACTAATAATACAACTAATTCTAGTTCTAACATTAGGTCAGCACCCCCTAGTGCAAGTGCACCATCATTTAATAGTATGACACAAGATGTTTGTGCTGTAGGTGTATCCATGGGTGTTCAAACATTTGGTATTGGTATTAGTGGTGGTAAGCATGCAGTAGATAAAAATTGTGAAAGATTAAAACTTGCTAGAATATTAAATGATTTTGGTATGAAAGTTGCAGCTGTTGCTATACTTTGTCAAGATGAAAGAGTATTTGAATCTATGATACAGGCAGGTACACCTTGTCCTATTGATGGTAAAATAGGTAAAGAAGCAGAGGCCCTATGGTCTAAATATGATCATGAAAGACCAGACTATGATACATATGTAAAACGTATGGAAGATAGAAAGAAAAAAGATGAAGAAGAAGAATTAGCAATGCAAAAAGAATTTGAAAAAATAGAACAAGAAAAAGAAAGAATTGAAAAATTAAAAGATTGGTCATCACCTAAATGATAGATAAATACATATATAAATTTTGTGATGTATTAGATATAATGACATCTTGGATAGATAAATTATTTGAAAAAAAGAAAAAGAAAGATGAGTAACAAACCTCTAAAAATATCGGAGCAAGCAGCTGTGCAGATGCCGATGAAAACAGTTGCCTCATTGATAGTTTTAGTTGCAGCTGGTGTATTTGCATATACAGAATTAACTGCAAGGTTAGTATCTTTAGAGACATCAAGAGAATTATTTGAAAATGATTTGCTTAAAAAATCTGAACAAGTACCTGTGGACCAAGAGCAGCATTTTTTACTAGAAGATCTCTATAAGTCAGTAGAAAAAATGGAAGAAACTCAAGAGATGAATATGACTAACAAAGTCAATATAGAATTTTTAAGAGATCAATTAGATAAAGCATTAAAAGATATTGAAGTATTAAAAGATAAAGTTAGAGCAAATGGAGCACACTAATGCCAGAGTTAATTATAGCCCTACTTATGATTGTCAACGGAGAAATTAAAGAACATAGAATACAAGAGTCTATGTCCAACTGTCTAAAAGGAAAAAGAGTTGCAATGAGAACTTCAAAAAAATCAGTACAATATCAATGCATAAAATCAATGGCTGAGTTAGAGTCTAATGTGGACGGGTCAAAGTCAATTAAAAAACTTATATTAGAATGAAATGGTTAATAGCTTTTTTATTTTTGTTTACTGTTGTAAATGCTGAAGAAGTAACAACAGGTAATTTAATTACTAATGGTAACTTTGAAACTGGCAATGCTAATGGTTGGACTACCTCTGGTGATGTACAAGTATTAAATGATTGCTGTGAATTAAATAATGTTCCTAGTAATTATGATTTAGAGTTTGGTGATAGTGGTTCTATTAATCAAGACTTTGATTTAAGTTCCGATACTATTACACAAAATATGTTGGATAATGGTATTACATTAGATTCAACAATTGAAGTACAAAATGGCGAGTGCAATGTCACTGGGTGTTGGGGTGGGTCAGGTGATGCTGATACATTTACAAATGTATTAACTATTAAAGATGAAGAAGGTAATATATTAGCATCAAATACTACAATTAGAACTGATACAACAGGTATCGAAGGTGCTAATTTTACAGATAGATTAATTTATAATGGTGAAGGATCTTATACAGGTAATATAAATATATCTGCAACAGATGCTAATGCACCTGCAACTTTAGGTGGACCTAATGTAGACAATATATCTGTAACTATGACATATGATAATACAGTCATAGAAACTTCTATCGTGCAAGAAATAGAAGAAGCATTTGAAAACATTGAAGAAGTATTTGAAGAATTAGAATTTGTAGCTATTGAAGAATTATTTGAAGAGTTAATAACTTTTTTTGAAGAGCCTACTTTAGAAGTAGCAGAAGAATTTCA